AATTTTCACTCATATAGAAGATCTGTTTAAAGAGCGTCGTGTTGGTAACATACCTAAAAGTTCTTGCCATGGTGACTTTTCTGTAGCTAATATGATCTTTTTTAAAGGTAGAGTCTGTTGTATAGATTTTTTAGACTCTTATATAGACACTATTATAGTAGACTTAGTAAAGCTACAGCAAGACTTAAAATACGGTTGGGTGCTAGATATTAATGATAGTAACCTAAGAGTAAGACAGAGTTTTAAATATCTTTGGAATAAAATATACTCTCAGTTTAATAGTTACTACAATTTGGAATTTACAAAAATTATTACTATATTAAATTGGTTAAGAATAGAACCTTATTTAAAAACTGAAAAGCAAAAATTAACTTTAGATAAATTTATAACTAATTCAAATTATTATGAAGAGTTTAATAATTCCTATAGCAGGTAAATCTTCTAGATTTCCTAATACCAGACCTAAATGGATGTTGACTCATCCTAAAAGTGGATTGTTTATGGGGATAGAAAGTATACGAGGTATTAACCTAGAATTTTTTGACAAAATTTATTTTGTTGCTTTAAAAAAACATCAAGATGAGTATAGTTTTGAAAAAGGATTTAAACAAGAGTTAGAAGATTTAAACCTACTTAGTAAAACTGAACTAATATACCTAAATAAAGAAACATCATCTCAATCAGAAACTGTATATAAAGCAATAATAGAGAATGATATACATGGATTTATTACTATCAAAGATTCTGATAATTATTTTAATTGTGAGTTGATAGATACTGCTAACAAAGTAAGTTACTATAATCTACATAAAACTAGTAATATAAATCCAAGTAATAAAAGCTACATTAAATTGGATGAAAATAACATTATTACTAACATAGTTGAAAAGTCTATCATTAGCCCTACTTTTTCAATTGGAGGTTACTCTTTTAATTCTGCTAAAGACTTTGTAGATAGCTTTGAAGAAATTAAAGATTTAGAAGGTGAGTGTTATATAAGTAATATTATTTATAATATGATGCTTAACGATAAGATATTCTACGGTCAACCTTGTTCGGAATATAAAGATTGGGGGACTGTAGAAGATTGGAATAGGTATAAATCTACATATAATACTTTATTTGTGGATATAGACGGTACATTAGTAGAGAATACTTCTTATAAATTTCCTCCTTATATTGGTAATGGAAAGCCACTAGTTAAAAATATTAAATGGTTAAGAAAATTATTCAACGAGGGTAAAACACAAATAGTACTCACCACTAGTCGACCTCAAGAATATATGCAAGAAACTATAGTAGAGTTATTTGAAAAAGAAATACCTTACGATAAATTAATTATGGGATTAAATCATTCAAAAAGAACCGTAATAAATGATTATGCAAACAGCAATCCATACCCTTCATGCAATTCCATTAATATAGAAAGAAACTCAGATAATTTAAATTCTTATAAAATATAAAAAAAGTTGTATATTTAAAATTAAGTTCTTATATTATTAGTATATATAAAATAATCGATTAAATTTTTAAAAATGGCAAACAAAAAGCTAACAAAAACAGAAATAGGTAAAATTGAAGAAATTCAAGGTAGAATGCAAGTAGTAAAAACTGAACTAGGCCAACTTGGTTTAGCAGAAATTGATCTAAAAAAAAGAAAGTCAAATGTTGAAAATTACCTTGTAGAGACTACCCAATTAGAAAATGATTTAGTAACTTCTTTAGAAGACAAATACGGTAAAGGAAGTATTGATGTCGCAGCAGGAGAATTTATACCTACTCCAGTAGAAAAGCAAAAAGAAGTAGTTCCAACAGTGGAGTAAATTTCAATGTCTTTTTAGTATTTAGCGGGGGAAGGTTTTAGACCTTTCCTCCCTATTTATATACAGATAGCTACCTATTAGTAGTAGGAATGGTTTACAAAATAAGCTGATATTTATAAAAGACATTTAAATAAACTTCATTAAACATGGCAGAAACAATTATCTCTCCAGGTGTATTCACAAGAGAAAATGATATTTCATTTATCCAACCGGCACCTGTAGTAGCAGGAGCAGCAATTATAGGACCAGCAGTAAAAGGTCCAGTAGAAGTACCAACATTAGTTACTTCATATAATGATTATGTAAGAAAATTCGGAACAACATTTACTTCCGGGTCTTCTTCCCACGAATTTTTAACTTCTATAGCAGTTAAGAACTACTTCCAACAAGGAGGAGGTTCAGTCTTAGTAAGTAGAATCGTTACCGGTTCTTTTACAAGAGCAGCTTCTACAGATGTTTACAACACTCTAGAAACAGGTTTACTGTTTACAGCAAAAGATGCCCTACTACCTTCTATAACAGTAAATCCTACAACTGCAGGATCTGGTTCATATAGTAGTGTAGCTTTAGATGGAGGCGCTGGTTCAAATGCTGTAGCAACAGTTGTAGTAGATGGAACAACAGCACCAACAATTACAAGCATTACAGTAACTACACCAGGTACAGGATATCTAATAAACGATACACTGACAATTGCAGCAGGAGCTTTAGGTTCAGGACAGTTAATAACAGCACAAAATATTTTAGGAGTCCTATCCGGAGCTGCAAAAACAGCAATTGGAAATGTAGCAGGTCCATTTGATGTAGCACTGCCTTTACCAGGTTCAGGAGGTGGTCAACAGACAGGTTTCGGCGGTACAATTACATTAACAGGTGATGGAGCAGGCACTGTAACAGCAGCAGTAGTAAAAAATATCGGTACAAACTATGTAAACCTCAACGAAATAACAATACCACAAGCAACATTAATAGCAGCTGGTTTTGAAGGTGCTGTTGGTACTTTAATTTTAACTTTAGGTGCCAGTAACGTACAAAATTCAACACAAGCATCAATCGTATTAAACGCAGATGATATCGTAAGTGATATACCTTTTGTACTAGAAACATTAGGAAGAGGTGAAATTTACAATAACTCAACCGCAGCAACAGATGCAGGTAAGCAAAATAGTGATAGCTCACTAATGTCTGGATCTGCTGATAACTTAAGATGGGAAGTTTCTAATATTAGTAATGCACAAGGTACTTTTACTTTAAGTGTAAGACAAGGAGATGATAGTTTAAAAAATAAAATTACATTAGAAACTTTTAATGATGTAAGTTTAGATCCAAATTCTACAAATTACATAGAATCTGTAGTAGGAACACAAGTCAAAGGTATTACAACAGATGGAGACGGAAGCAGATACGTACAAGTAACTGGAGAGTATGTAAATAAATCTAACTTTATTAGAGTATCATCAGTATCAGCAAAAACATTAAACTATTTAGGTACAGACGGACTTACAGTTGAAACAGACAGTTCAGGAGCATCATATTCTGCTTCTCTTCCAATCGCACAATCAGGATCATTCCATGGTGCTACAGGAACAAATGTTCATTCTGGCCTTAATGGGTATTTTGGAGATATTTCAAATACAGTTTCCCAAGGAATAACTGATTTTCCAACTTCATATGCTCCTATTATATCAGTATTAGAAAATAAAGAAGAGTATGTATTTAACGTTATCTCTGCACCAGGTTTAATTTATGAATTTTCTAATCACAAGACACAATTAGATAGTATAATTTCTTTAACAGAGACCAGAGGTGATAGTATAGCTATAGTAGATTTAGTAAACTATGGGGACACAGTAACTAATGCTACTACACAAGCAGGATTACTTAATAGTTCTTATGCTGCTTCTTACTGGCCTTGGTTACAAACTCAATCTACTACAGGTAGAAACGAATGGATTCCAGCATCAGTTGTAATACCAGGAGTATATGCTTTTACAGATAATAGCTCTGCACCATGGTTCGCACCAGCAGGACTAGTAAGAGGAGGAATTACAGGAGTAATTCAAGCAGAAAGAAGATTAACAAGAACTCAAAGAGATTCTTTATATAATGGAAAAGTAAATCCAATAGCTTCTTTCCCAGGTCAAGGAATTTCAGTATTTGGTCAGAAAACATTACAAACAAAAGCATCAGCTTTAGATAGAGTAAATGTAAGAAGATTGTTAATTGAGTTGAAAAAATTCATCGGCGATCAAGCTAGAACTTTAGTATTCGAACAAAATACAATAACAACAAGAAATAGATTCTTAGCAGCAGTTAATCCTTACTTAGAATCAGTAGTACAGAGACAAGGTCTTTTCGCTTACAGAGTGGTAATGGACGACTCTAACAATACTGCAGACGTAGTAGACAGAAATCAATTAATAGGTCAAATATTTATACAACCAGCAAAAACAGCTGAATTTGTAGTACTTGATTTCACAATTGAACCAACTGGAGCAACTTTTGCAGGATAATTTAAAATAAACATATTTATAATAAACAATAAATAAAATGGCAGTATTAGATCCAAACGAAATTATGTTTAGAGCCTTCGAACCGAAGGTACAGAATAGATTTATCATGTATATGGATAACATTCCATCATTCATGGTAAAAACAGTATCAGCTCCTTCATTTGAAGATGGAGAAGTAGTTCTTGATCATATCAACTCCTATCGTAAGATCAGAGGAAAAAGAGTATGGAACGATATGGATATGACTTTATATGATCCGATTACACCTTCCGGAGCTCAAGCAGTAATGGAATGGGCTCGTCTTTCTTACGAATCAGTAACAGGAAGAGCAGGTTATTCTGATTTTTATAAAAAAGATTTAACTCTTAACGTCTTAGGTCCAGTAGGAGATGTAGTATCTGAATGGATTATTAAAGGTGCATTTATCAAAACAATGTCACAAGGTGATTTTGACTGGTCAGCACCTGATGCAGTAGAGCTATCTATGACTATAGCAATGGATTATTGCGTATTGAATTACTAATATTAGCCAACATATAAATAAAAGCTCGATTAATTTCGGGCTTTTGTTGTTTTAAAAATATATTATTCGTATATTTATATATAGAACTAGTTATAACTAATAAAATTTATGGAACAAACACAAAAATTCCCCACTGAATTAGTAGACTTACCTTCACAGGGTAAGCTCTATTCAAAAGATTCACCACTTTCTAAAGGCAGTATTGAAATGAAGTATATGACTGCAAAAGAAGAAGATATTTTAACTAACCAAAATTATATAGAAAAAGGTATAGTTATTGATAAATTAATCAAAGCGCTAATAGTAGATAAAACTATTGAATACAGTAGTATATTAATTGGAGATAAAAATGCTTTATTAATCGCAGCTAGAATCTTAGGATACGGTAAAGATTATGAATTTCAATACGGAGGAGAAGTACAATCTATAGACCTTTCCCTGCTAGATAATAGTGACCTATCAGAACAGTTAAAAACTGCAACTACTAATTCTTTTGATTTTACTCTTCCTACCACTAACAGAGTTATTACATTTAAATTACTAACTCATGGTGATGAAATCAAAATTGACCAAGAAATAAAAGGTTTAAAAAAGATAAATAAAGAATCTTCTGCTGAAATGTCAACTCGTTTAAAGCATATGATTTTAGCAGTAGATGGAGACACTGACAGAAAAAATGTTAGATCTTTTGTGGATAACGAATTTCTAGCTAGGGACTCGAGAGCTTTTAGAAACTATCTTAGAGACTTTCAACCTGACGTAGATATGAAGTTTTACCCAGAAGGAGGTCCGGAAGGAGGGGTAGATATCCCGATGGGGGTAAACTTTCTTTGGCCTGACGCCACAGTATAGACTTAATGTATTTACTCAAATACACGAAATAGTATTTCACGGTAAAGGAGGGTATGATTATGATACTATCTATAACATGCCTATATGGTTAAGAAACTTTACTTTTCAGAAACTGCAAGAGCATTATGAAAAAGAAAAAGCTGAGATAGATAAAGTAAATAAGAAATCAAATACATTAAAACCACCTAAAGTCAAAAAACCGACTTATAGAACTAAGGCTCGCAAATAATGTGAGCCTTTACTATTTATAATAAACTAATTTTTTAGATGGCTGATGCAAAATTAAACGCTGAATTACAATTGCTCATAAGCTCTCTTGAGCGGGCTGGAGTGAATACAGATAAGTTTAAAAAGAAACTTAATGAAGCTGGTAATGATTCAGCTAAACTAGTTGATTTAATGAATCAACTGGTAGAAGGATTAGAAACTGCTGAAAGTAGTGCTTCAGGTCTTTATGAAGAAATGAAAGCAGTTTCCAAAGAGTTTGGTAAATCCAAAACTGCTTTATCTACTACTAAAACTATATACGGCAAACTTACTGATGTTGCAAGAAAATTAAGAGACGATGAACAAGGTATATCCGACCTTAATAAACGTCAGCTTAAGTCTATGCAAGCTAAATTTGCATCAAACAAAAAACTACTATCAGATCAAAAAGCAGGTCTCCAAGAAGAATTAAGAAGTGTTAAAGCAGGATCCGATAAAGCCGAAGAGCTTAAAGCTGCTCTTAAGATGGTTAACGATGAAGAAAGTGCTATTGATAGGACTAATGACAAAATTGGGCAAAGATTAGACCTAGAAAAAGATATTAGTAAAAATATGGGGGTTACCGGTGCTTTAGTTGGAGGTACAGGTGCATTGATGGAAAGATTAGGTATGCGTTCAGGTATTTTCCACGATGCTATGGAAGATGCCCAAGCTTCTATGAGGGAGCAATCTAAGATTTTAGGTAAGAATGCTACCTTAATGGATAGACTTAGGATTGCAGCAGATGGTTTTTCAATAGTTGCTAAAGGTTTTGGAGCAGCTTTAACAGATCCTGCAGTACTCACCGGTAAGATCTTAGACGGATTTATAAAAGTCAATAAAGCCCAGGTTGAATTCCAAAGAATGACTGGTGTAGCCTCAAAAAACTTAGGAGGAGCAGTAACAGAAATAGCTACCATGACGGATATGTTAGAATCTGCTGCAGATTTAACTAAGCAAACAGGTATAAATGCAGGTACAGTCTTTAGCCCAGACCAATTAGGTCAAATAGCTGATGCTCAACAGCTGTTAGGTATATCAGGAGAACAAGCAACCCAGTTAGCAATGACTATGAAACTAACAGGTCAATCTGCTGATGATATAGGTAACAGTATTTACGATCAAGTTTCAGCTGGTATATCTAACAAAGCAGTTTATGATGACGTTCTTAATGCTTCTAATGATATATTAGCTTCTTCAGGCGGTAATGTTGAAGAATTAGGTAAAGCAGCTAATGCAGCTAAAAAACTCGGCATGGATTTAGCTAAAGTTAACAATATAGCTGATGGTTTATTAGACTTTGAATCCTCTATTCAAAAAGAATTAGAAGCTCAACTACTTACAGGTAAGAGAATTAATTTAAATAAAGCTAGAGAATTAGCTTTAACTAATGATCTTGGCGGTCTTGCTGATGAATTGAAGAAAAACGGAGCATCTGCCGCTGAATTCGCTAAGATGAATAGGTTAGAGCAGCAATCACTTGCAGAGGCTCTAGGTATGTCTAGAGAAGAGTTGGCTAAAACTGTTCTAACTGAAGAAGCAAGAAAGAATATGACAGCCGAAGCTGTAGCTAAAGCTAGAAATATGACTTTAGCACAATCTAAACAATTAGATATTCAAGAAAGAATACAAAAATCAGTTGATAAATTAGCTCAAGCATTTGCCCCAATTTTAGAAGCTTTAGTTCCTATTATAGAAGCTGTATTAAGTATAGTTTCTCCAATTGCAGCAGGAATAGGTTATTTACTTAAGTTTAAGGCTGTAGCAATAGCAGTAAGAACAGTAGTAGGAGCAATAGCAGGGTTTTTAGCTGTTAAAAAAATAGCTAATTTTACCGGTATTGGAATAAAAGGCTTTTTAGCTATGAAAAAGTCCTTAACTGGATTAGGCGGTGGAATGAAAGGACTACAACAAGGAGCAAAGAAACTTGGTAGCACTATTAAAGAGTCATTTACAAAAGGATTAGGAGGTAATAAAGTAAAAGCAGTTTTCGACAAAAAATCAAAAAGATTCAGAGAAGTAGCATCAGGTAAATTTATATCAGGAGACAAAGCTAAACAATTAGGTGCAAAAATGCCAGGAAAAGAAATAGCAAGCGCTTCAAAATCTACAAAAGCAGTTTCACCAGGTAAAAATATTAAAACGTTCTTAACTAATCTTAGTCAAGGTTTAAAATCCATGGCAGGGATGAAAGTACTTCAAGGAGCTTTAAATCTTATACCTGCTTCTATAGGATTAGTAGCAATGATACCAGGGGTAGTAGGAGCCAAGTTAATGGAAATGATTGGAGGGCCAAAACTTCTTGTATCAATGCAATCTTTAGGAGCAGGACTAACAGCTATGGGGACTGGTAAAGTACTCTTAGGAGCTTTAGGTCTAACAGCAGCAGCAGTTGCATTTACTTTAATGATACCAGCATCGGCAGGAATGGCTTTAATGGGCATAACAGCTCCAATGGCAGCAGCAGGTATATTTGCACTGATACCTGCTTTAACAGCACTAGGAACAGCTATGATGTCTGGTGTAGGTGCAATAGGGTTATTAGCCTTAGTTGGTCTTGCCGTAGGATTAGGAGCAGCTTTCGCACTCATAGGCGCAGGTGCTATGATGTTTGGTAAAGGAATTGCATTCGCAGCACAGGGTGTCACCCTTATCTTCAGTCAATTAGGAGGTTTAGTAGGACTCTTACCTTCCTTATACCTTTTAGGACCTGCTTTGATGTCTATCGCTGGAGGTTTAGCAATGATGGCATTCGCCGGAATTGGTGCTATGCCGATAATAGGTTCACTAAGCCTTTTAGCTTTTGCAGCAACCCCACTATTAGCATTAGGAAGTTTATTTGGAGGAGATGATAACGAAAGCGAAGGATTTGGAAAGATAGAAGAAAAATTAGATACATTAATAGCTGTTATATCAAATGGAGGAAACGTATACTTAGACGGAGATAAAGTAGGAATTACACAAGCTAAATCTATTAGTCAATTTTCTTAATATAATAACTAGATAATATCTATTTATAATTAACAATTAAATTAAATAAATTATGTCAAACGGAATTTTAGATAATCAATTACCTAACTCTACTTTAGGATTAGGAGGAGTAACTCCACCTACAAGAGCAGGAGCAAAGAACACATCAACACTACATGACCAATCATCTATCAATAACATACCAGCTATTGAACAGAGTCCTTCGGATTTAGATTTGAATGGTCAAACACCTGAACAGTATGTAAATAACTTACCAGGATAAAATATGCCTATTATAAGGAATTTAAGAAAGGACTTCGATGAAGGCCGTATGGATAATCTCCGTTCAATAGATTATGAAGAATCTGGAACGCAGGCTCCGTATGTGACTAAAACAATAGGTAGTACTTCGGATTTAGTATCAAAGAGAGTAGATGATTTGGCTAGAATGTCAAAACTACTTATTAATAAACCTGGATTAAAATTCTTAGCTAATGAAGCTTTACTAAAACAAGGAGATTTAACTGAAAAGCTTCAAGGGAATAACGGCTCTAAAGTCGGTAATATAATTCGACGAGTAGGCGGTACTGTTAAACATGTAGCCCAAGTTGCACTTTCTACTCTTGCTCAAGTACCTGTAAATGGTACAGGCACACATTTCTTAAAAGCTTTTAGAACGGATACCTACCTGCAAGACGGAGACGCAGAAAGCGGATTTGCAGACTTTTTTGGTGCCGGAGGTATAGAAGGAGCTCAATATGCACTTAGAGGAAAAGCAGTACCTTCACAAGGTCTTCTTACTAGGTCAATACTCCCAAAAAGAAACTCAACCCCAAATCCAGGAGATTTAGGAGTAGATCACATAGGGATAAGAGGAACTATAGGGATACCAACTGACATTTCAGCTTACAATAACGAGACACCTTACTATCAGACTACTGAAGGTACAATTATTGGAGTACAAAATAAGGGCATTATATTTGCTAATTTTGAATCTGGGTTAAAGGTTGTCGAGAATACTACTGCAGTTCCTTATCAATTAGGAATAGATAAATCTAAAACAGGAGCAGCACTAACAGGAGGATTTTTAGCGGAGAGTAATCCTACAACTCTACAGAATAAATTTAGCCCTACTAACTCTACAGAATTTTCTGGGACCACCACCAGCGGTAATATAATAAGAGCAAAAAAAGGTTATCCTATAAACCCTGGAGGTACTATAGAAACTATAAACCCAGCTACTGGATTTCCGTTAGAATTATTTATACCAGACCTTCCTCTTACTACTCCTCTTTCCGGAAGTTTTGGAGTACCTAATAGGAATGTAGATTTTAGTGTTTCAAGTTTAGAACAGAAAACTGCTACTGTATTTGAAATAGGAAGCACAAAAACAAAATTTACAACACCTGAAAATATATTAGCTGCTAGTTCTACTGGAATAATAACTTTAGATAAAAAAGGGAAAGAAACAACTAGTACAATCCTTTTAAGTCAACCAAATGATTTTGATTCTGGAGATATAACAGGAGAAGATGGCTTATCTCTAAATCGATACTCAGATGATGCAGCATCTTTATCTTATAATAAGACTCTTACTTCAGATAACATAAGAGCAGCACAAAATGGAAATCCAATTACTTCTAAAGTTATTTCAAGTAGACCCTCTGGAATCTATCAAGGAAACGTTTCAAGTTTAGGAGAATCAAAAACAAAAGGTGCTTTACAAGATTTTAGAAATCCTAGTTCTAAAAATGAATATAGAAATAAAGATTCTGATACTTATTTTTTTAATTATAATAATACTAAAATTAAAAAAGAAACCAGAGTAGGGTTAGGTAATCCAGGTAAAGTAGGGAGAGTAAGAACATCTTACTTTACAAATAACAAAGATACTAGAGATGAAATTAACTCTCTACGAGTTTCAACATCACCATTAGATGGAACCACAGCACAGGATGGTGGTAATAGAGACTTAATTCAATTAGAGTTCCAAATTATAACGCCTGAAAAAATATTCTATTTAGCTTTTAGAGCATTTCTTGATACTTTTGACGATAGTTTTAATGCTCAATGGAATAGTTCTAAGTACTTGGGTAGAGCCGATAGTTTTTATACCTACGGCGGGTTTGAAAGAACAATAAACATAGGTTTTAAAATAGCAGCACAATCTAGAGAAGAAATGCAACCTCTATACGAGAAAGCAGCAACTCTAGCATCAATTACAGCACCTACTTATGGAAGCAAAGGTAGATTTATGAGGGGGTCTATAGCAAAAGTAACAGTAGGAGATTACATCTACGAACAACCAGGTATTATAGAATCAGTGCAATATACATGGCAAAAAGATTACCCTTGGGAGATATCATTCCAAAATCCTGAATTAGGAGATAAAAAAGGAGACCAAGTACTACCACACGTATTAGATGTAAGTATATCCTTCAAGGTTATTCATGATTTCTTACCAGAGACCGGCATAGTCCCGCTCATAACTAACCATAATGCTTTAGCTAAGAATAAAAAAGTATATATAGGTAAGGAAGATAGGGCAATAATTCCTGCTGAAAATAAAAAAGAAAAAGAAGCAAGAGAAGCTGCAGAAAAAGCAAATGAAGAAGCAGCAGAAAAAGCAAATGAAGCTGATAAAGCAGAAGAAATTAAAGTAGCCACTGCATCAGCGGAAACACCATATCAGCCAACACAAGCACAAATAAGCAAAAGACGGCAGTATATGTCGGATGAAGAATATAATAAACTAACACCACAGCAACAGAGAAATATGGATGAAAATTTAAAAGATGCTCCTTTAATAAATCCACTTCAAATGCAGGGTGCTATCGCTCCTGATTCTTCTTTAAATACCCCTGATTCTTCTCAAATCACTACTGATCCTGATTTGATACAAAACCAACAAGCTTTAGAGAGACAGTTAAACTTTGAGAGAACGCAAAAAGAAAAGTTAAAAGAGCAAGAAAAGATATTAAAATGGCAAAAAGCGATCAAGAGGAGAAAGGAATTGAACTTTGGACTAAGTAGTGATGATCCTAATTTTGTAAGAGGTATAGATTTTAACGATCCTAGATTTAACTAAGAAGTGTAAATTTAAATGATTAACTAAATGATTAGAAGATATAGAAAAATAGAAACTAGCGTATCAAAATTAGGTACTAGGTATAAGCAAAATGCGATATATCCGGAAATACCTTTAAGCGAAAACGACGTCTATGTTATAACACAGTACGGAGACAGATACGACACCCTAGCTTTAGAGTTCTACCAAGATCCTAGTCTTTGGTGGATAATAGCATCAGGTAATAACTTCTATAAAGGTTCTCTCAATATTACACCAGGAGTACAATTGAGAATACCAGCTGATAAATCAGCAGTAATAAATTTATACGATGAAGTAAATACAAATAGGTAATGTCGAAAAAAGGAACTGATATACCACAAGGGCAACCAACAGAAGTCATTGGAGGAGGAGTCTCAAATGGAGTTATTGAACAGCTGCAAAAAAGAGAAGAACTTCTTCAGGTAAAGAATAACGAACATTTATTATTTTTTAACGGCAACGGTGCATGGGCAAGATTAGTATCTAGTGTTAATACTATTACTGAAGAAGAAGCAAATAGTTTAGCAGAAGGAAAAAAATCAATTGATGATATAGTAGGAGATAATTCATTAGCTTATAATAACGTACTGATGGGAGGTACGTTAAAACAAGGTAAACCAGTTTCTAATGTACTCGACACTCAGCTTTACGGAGGTATAAATACCTCATTACATACACCAATAGAATTAGATAAGAACAATTTTGTTAAGGCTGATGGCAAAAAAGATATTAAAAAAGCTGCTTACAACAACTACGGAAATGGCATTGGCATCAGACCTACACCGGGTTTAGTTTCTGTTGCAGTGGAATCTAAAGGTACTTACGGTACATTAAGAGAAGCATCTATAAAAGCTAAAGTATGGTCTTTAGAAGATTTAGAAGTAATGCAGACTTTATACCTTAGACCCGGGTATACAGTAATGTTAGAATGGGGGCACAGTATTCAGCTTAACGGTAGAACAGATGATGGAGTCTACGAATTGAATACAAACATAGAACTTTATCGAAAATTTCTTCACGATAAGATTAAAGACCCTATGTTAACTTTTGAACAAGCTTTATCAAAATTAAAAGCTGAATCTAGTTACAATTACGATTCTTTTGTTGGGTATGTATCTAATTTTGATTGGAGTATAACTGATGACGGTGGTTACGATTGTAATATTAAAGTAATTGCTAAAGGTAGTGTTTTAGAATCTATAGCAGTAACTTTTGACCCTTCTGAAGTATACCCACCAGAACAGATGACTAGATATAGTTTAGACAAAGGAAAAAAAGAAAGGAAGTCTATATATCATAAATTTTTTACAGAAATCGAAAGATGGATAGAACCCGGTCTTGTTTCTGGTTTATTTGCAGACTCAACAACTAGTACGGAAATGGGTGCACTTAATACTTCGGTAAGTAATGTTATTGAAAGTGGAGTAGATTTTGCATCAGCAGCTGTTGATGATCTAGGTAATATAATATCAGGTGAAGGAGTACAAAATCAAGAAGCTGCAGTAGCAGCACTAGTTAATACAGCAGTTAACGTAGTAACCGCAGTTCAAAATTTCGGAGGATCAGTAGCAGACAGCCTCTTTGGATCAGATGATGTACTGTGGAACTCAATTTCTAACCCGGATACAATGGGTGCAGAGGCTATCATAGCACAGCAAAACGAAGAGTTTAAAAAGAAAATAGATATATTAATTAAAGGAAGCAGCTTTACGTATAAAGGTGAAACTAAAACTTTTGAACCTTCTACAGAAGATGATAATGATAACGAAGGTATAGCAGGACTAGAAGAAGAAGAAGTAGTATTTTATTTAAATCAACAATTCGGTAAATATGGTTTAGTTTTTAAAGAAGGAATGCCTTCTGCAGGTACCAAATCAGATGGACAAGGTAATCTATCAGTTCAACTCCCAGCTGATGCTGCACCAGAAGAGTATACAAAAATGATTGCAAGAACAGTTGACGGGGTTTTTGATGGCTCTGACGAAATGTATATGTATCAAGCTTCTAATCCTAAAAATAACAGGTATGTAGAATTAGATAATGCTAATGATCCTGACGATAGAAGAGAAAGTTTGAGGATAATAGAATTTATACTTAGGTACTCCGCAATACCAGAAGATGAAATTACACCAGCTCAGCTTGAAGATAGGTCTAACAGAAAAGCTGAAACTGAACAACAAGTAGCCAATGCAAAAGCAAATGAAAGCCTTGCTAAAGCTACTAATGCCGGTACTAATGCTAATGATGGTGCAGGTAAACGAGCTAAAATTTATACCAAAGCTAATTTTATACATCCTAATTCTAAACATTTTAAGAAAAGCTTAAATAATTTTGTAGCTTTTAGGTTGATAGACTTAGAAAAAAAAGATACCGGGGTTTTTGATAATGATAATTTAAATAATTTTTGGATTCCTTTATATACTGTTTTAGATATATATAATAATTATGTATCATTAGTAGATACTACTCAAGAAAGCAGCAAAGGCACAAATACTCCAGGAAGAAAACTGACTCAGTTCTATACAGGTTTTCAAGATAAAAATAAAGAAACAGGAGAATTGATAAAAATAGGAAAGTATAAAAAGAAGTTAAAATACATGACTTCTGAAAATCATTTTTCTATTAACCCTATGGTATGTATTCTACCTTCTAGACCAAAAAACACTTCACTCAAAGACTCAGAAGGGAAAGTTTTAAAATGGCCGGACGGTCAAGGAGATTCGTACCCTTTAGGAGTTGTTTATAAAAACTTTTTTCATCAAAATATAGATAGTGCATTTTCTCAAGGTTTAATCAGAGGAGATAGAGACGACATTTTAAATATAATGATATCAGTTCAGTATTTATCCCTT